CAACTTCTAACATTGCATCTGGTGTCCAATCATAGTACACCATTGCTATAGACATTATAAAATCACTTTCTTTATTGATTACATTATATATTTATAAGACTATTAGTTTCTACCGCCCTTTTCATAAGCCTCTTGGAGCTCTATGAGCTGCTTGGGGCTGAGGATGCTTAAGACTTCATGAGCTCTCTTTTCAGAGTACTTGTAATGCTTCATGATTAGTCTAACCTGTTCAGGCTGAGCATCCTTCTTATGCCACTTTGAAAACCGCTTCTTCTTAGTGATAGAGTTCTTAAGGAACTCAAACTGCCACTGGGTAGGGATCTGGACATGCATGTTCATCTCATTGGCATATAACACTGTGTCTGGAAAGAACGATAGGCCACGATTAATCATGAAAGGAGTATAGTCCTTTGAAGCCTGAGGATCTTGGAATAGATCTTTCTTATTATCGTTTATAGCATTTAAGAAATCAAACGGGGTCATTAAAATCTACCTCTTTCACATTTGCTGGTTTTGCCATGAATGATGTATTAGGATGTTTCTTACGTAAATATTCAACCATCTCATCTTTACTATTACCATATCCTAAGAATGAATTATCCTTTCTATCGTATGCATATACTCGATCTTTAATCTTGATAAGGTCTATATCTACGACTTTTATTTCAGGTTTTGGTAATGGTGTATTAGCTATACTTTCAAGCATGCCCTTCATCCTAATATTGATAAGTGCCCTTAACATTATCCAACCACTAACAAATCCTATGATAACGCCTAATATGATTAGTCCCATTATTTTCCTTCGAAAGGTGGTGTGCCGCCTGCTTTTATATACTCATCATATGAGCGCATCTTAAGTGTATGAATATTAATTGCGGTCTCACGAATGTTATCCATCTTGTCACCAGCTGGATTTGATTGTATAAACCCACGTTCTATAAGATACGTTGCTTTATCCCAATCATCAAAGTCGTACTCTCTGTTCTTTACTTCATCTTGCATTGTGCCATGACCTCCGTAAGTGCAGCCATGAGATTAAGTTCATGATCTGCAACGAACGCAGCCTTATATTGATAGTCAGCAAGGATTAATACCAATTGTGGTATACTAGCTGGCTCCAAGTTAACTGAAGCTGTGTCGTATAGTTGTCTAAATATATTTATAGTCTCAGAATCTCCGTTCTTGGCCACCCACTTACGAACTTCCGTGAAGTTCTTATCCTTCATGTTCTTAAGTAGTTCTTTGAATGAGTCCTCAGTCATGTTGACAAGGATACCAGAGTCGATCTTACCTGACACTGAATATCGTTGTAACTCGTTTAGTACACGCCTCCAATCGGGGAAGTGTTTAGTGACCAGCTCTGCTACCACTTTTTGATCAGCATCGATGTTCTCTATTTTAAGGATACCCATCGTACGTTTAAAGAATGCACCAGCGATCTCTGCCTTTTCTACATTCTCTATCTTAAAGTCAATCACACTACATCTTGAGTGGAGTGGTTCAATGATACGGTTCTTATAGTTACATGTGAAGATGAAACGACAGTTGTTAGAGAACTCTTCGATGAAGGCTCTAAGTGCTGGTTGTGTTGAGTTTGGATTTAGATAGTCTGCTTCGTCTAGTATAATGACCTTCTTTGAGTCAGTCAATGATACTGTTGAAGCGAAGGACTTGATCTTGGTTCGAAGGACATCGATACCGGATTCTTCAGATCCGTTTATCAAGAGATACTCGGCTCCTACTTCATTACATAATGCTTTAGCGACTGTAGTCTTACCTACACCTGCAGTACCACAAAATAAGAAGTTTGGCAACTCACCCGTTTGGATGAACTGCTTAAACGTTTCTTTTAAGTTCTTAGGTAAGATACACTCATCTATTGTTTGTGGACGATACTTCTCCACCCATAAGTATTCTTGCATGATAACTCCATAATATAATTAAGCTTCAAATGTTGAATCTGCTTCAATTGCTACATAGTATACTAGATCGCCTGCGCCTTTAAAACGCGAGATCTTCTTAGATGAGATGGATACATCATAGTCACCTGGTATCATCTTAAGGTTTTCAATCTTTAAGTTTACTTTAAACACAGATGTCGTAGTACCTAAGGTATAGGTGTATGCGTTAGACGTTGCATTCTTCTTATCACCAACTACCACGTTGATAGTTGATCCATCACCCAACAGTGCTACGTCCGTAGACTTAAGGATAGGTGCAGTTTTCAGGATCATAGCTAATACGTTTGCTTCAAGCTTGAAGTTGATCTCTGCCTCGGGAAATACGATCTCTTTCTTAGGTACAACGATAGAGTTTGGTGCTGCAGCAAAGTATTTAATGCTGCTGTTACCTTGTTTCACTGTCACTGTCTTCTCAGAGAATTCAAGGTCTGGATCATCAAACAATGATAGTACAGCAAGGAACTCATTCACATCATAGATACCGAATTCATTAGGGAATGTCTCGGTCACCGTAGATGATGACATGATGGTGTTACTTACCGCGATTGTAGATAGTGTATTACCTGGTTTAAATAACAGATTATTATTAATTGAGGCATAGTTTTTAATTAAGCCAAGGGTTTCTTTACTTAGTTTCATTCTTCAAATTCTCCTTCATCAAGATCTAACATAAACATAATACAACATAGTGCATGAGCCAAATGGCTTACACCGGTTTCAGGATCATTTACTTCACCTGCTTTATACGCCCATAGGTGACGCTGTGCTGCATCAAAATACCTACGAGTGCCATCTGGTACTCTGCGCCAATTATCTGGCTCATACTTCTCTGCACCAAATGTTAATACTTTAACTGTCTCGCGTAATGCAAGAGGTGGCAATAAACCATATTGTAGTTTACCACCATCAAATTTACGACCACCTTTATGGTCAGTCCTTTGAGATTCTTTTAAGATCTCAATAGGTTTACCTTTACCTAGTACTGTCATATGGTCTCCTCTGTTTAGAGCTCTCAATTGAAAACTCTAAAGAGAGGAGGCATTGCGCCTCCTCATACTGACTTACTAGAGTTGATACTCTTAGAATGCTGAAGCACCTAATACTGCATAAGCTGCAGCGATCATCTTACGTGAAGGTGTACCTAAAGTGTAACGCACTGTTGGCTCACCGTTCCACATTTTACCAGAGTTAGCATAAACTGAATAACCCTTCATACGTAACTGACGAACAGCTTCGTGTGGATTTGCAAGACCAAAACGTGCAGTGATTTGTTTAGCAGTTACAGTCTTACCTGATTTAAGATATTTAATTAATGATGATGTTGCTGACATACTATTACTCCTTGAATATGCGACATTACGGGAAACACGGATAAGATTGTCGCTTGTCTTACCTGATACTGGACCATTATACACTAATGGTGAATTAAAGTTAAATAATTTTTTGATGGTTTTTGTTATAGTCATAATATATTACGGTTTTAAGCCGTATTCCTTGATCACGTTTTGTAAAAGAGGGCAGAATTTTGTTACGTCCACCACTCGCTCGGTTTTTCCACTGTAATAATCTTCCAATTCCTCCTCAGTGGGGAGAGGAAATCCATAAACACTTTTTAATACTTTATTCTCTGCTACTATCAACCAATTTGGATAACCTAATTTTAGACCTCCCTCATCACGACGATATAGCATCATTTGATGGTAAGTCTTAATTTGCCCTAAAGTTATATCCTTATGAGTATGATTGAACTGCTTCATGAGCTCAACGACATACTGCTTTTGTGTAGGCTTGAGAGCTTTAAACTGGAGCAATTGTAACCTCTGCTTCGGCTGCCGGGGACACTGCTGCTTCAATAGCTTCTTCTGTAGGATTTGATATCTTATCAAATACATCCATGAATGCAGCCTTAGTTTGTGGATCAAAACGGTTACAGCATAACTCGATTGCTTTCTCCTTCTTTTTGAAGATTGAGAATGCTCGTACGATGTGAGTCATACGTCGTGTTGTGATGGTCTCGTCTACACCACCATCTTCAAAGGTACGACGGATTGCATCGGCCCATTTGATAAGTGTGTCTGCAAAGTCTTGGTCCTCACAGTTATAGTGCTTCATAAGGTTCTTAACGATCTTCATCTCGACTGATGCATTAGGATACTCTTGTTCGAATGTCACCGCGAATCGCTCTAAGAATGCTTCGTTAAGCACGTTCGTACCGATGTATCGGCCATCGTCTGAACCTTTACCTTTTGTGTTAGCTGTAGCAATGATGTTAAAGCCAGCAGCTGGAACGATCACTTCGTTCTTAAGCTTGAAATAATAAGGCTTACCTTCGAGGATTGGTTGTAAACACAATAGCGTGTTTGCACTACCAGCATCCACTTCGTCAAGCAATAATGTATAACCATTACGCATCGCGATAAGCACTGGACCTTCCACGATTTGAACGTTACCATCGACCAAAGTTTTGGCACCAATTAGTTGCTCCTCGTCAGACATCATGTTAAGGTTAACACGAATGAGTGGCTTACTAAACTTAGCACAGATCTGTTCGATCATAGTTGATTTACCGTTACCCGTAGGGCCAGAG